GGCTTCTATCTTCAAATCATCTTTTTTCCCAGTATTTATTTTATCAACTATCTGTAATCGGGTGTCTGGTGGGAGTTCATTCTTCAACTGGGCCATTGTAGGTATCGTGGGTTTAATCGCTTGTATAGCCCTTTCTGTGCTTGTGGCAACGATTTGGTCGGTATCTACTGGCTCGGCATCGTTTCCTTTGTCGCCCTTGTCGCCTTTTTTGCCATCAAAATAGTCCTTGCCCTTAACAGGAATATATCCGTCTTTGCCATTTTCTATCTTTAACTTTTTGCGTAATTCTTCCCCTTTAATTGTGAGTTTTATCTTTTTCATACAATATCCAACTCAATTATTAAATCTTCTTGTAAGTCTTCTTTAATCTTTTTTAGTTCTCCCTTTATATCAGCGTTGTCGGGTATCTTTATTGCATCAATCTTATCCTCTAATAAGTCCATTTTTTCTAACAAAACAACCGCCTCAGTTCCTTTCTCTTTGGCTTGTGCTAACTTTATGGCTTGGATTAGTTTTTGTTGTTTGGTTGGCATTTACTTATGTTTTATAATATGCTATACTTATATTATATTAGTAGCCTTACGATTAAAGATGTGTTATTCCACTCGTAAGGCGGGATAACACTTTTTTAATGTAATAATATTTATGTTAGTTACATGTAAGTGTTGTAATAAAGAATTTTATATTTCCCCCTCAAGGTTGGGAAAAAGGTTTTATTGTTCTCGCAAATGTTTCCATAAAATCGGACACCCGAATAGGAATAGAAGCGTTAAATTAAATTGCAGTTTTTGTGGAAAAGAATTTAAAAGAAATATATCTCGCCAGAGCAAAACTGACAAAACTTATTGCTCATATAAATGTTTTTATTCTGCTTTCATCCCATACAATAAAGGAAAAAACTTATCGTATATTGTTTGGAATAAAGGAAAGAAAATGTTGCCTCAACAAAGCGGTAAAAATGCGTCTGGTTGGAGGGGTGGACGATTTATATCAAATGGGTATGTTTATATTTATACCCACAAACATCCATCAAACTATAATGGTCATTATTTAGAACATCGGCTGGTCGCAGAAAAATGCCTCGGTAGGTATTTGAAAAAATATGAAATAATCCACCATATAAATAACGACAGAAGTGATAATCGTCCAAAAAATCTATATCTATTTTCAAATCAGAAAAAACATTTCATTTTTCATTTTAATCCTCACCCACTAACATCAAATATTATTTAAAAGAACATCTATGCTTGGATTTATAATTATAGTTATCCTAATACTGCTTTTACTCGGTAGAGTCAATAAAGAAACCTACTAATTATTTAGGTATTTTACCTCCTGCCCTTATAATAATCTCTGCTTGTTTCTGTGGTGAAATCAATAAATCTACCCAAGAACGAGGATTCAAGAATCCGAATGCTGCTGTTTTTTCCATAGCCAATTCTCTACCTGCCACAATAGGCAGTATTTTTTTACCTCCTTGTTCCTCATAAAACTTAAGTAATTGGTCTAAGGAATCCTTGTTTTTGCCCAGAGCATTAGCAAATCTTGTGAATGGGTCTCCTGAGTTAAAAGCGTCCACTATATCATCAAAGGTTTCTATGTATTTTGAGAAATTTCCATTTAATACAGAGTATTTGCTTGCTATATTAGATGGTAGGTTTCCTTTAAGGGCGGTATTCAATTCATTGTAGAATCTCCCAAGTAAAGGAGATTTACTTGACCCACCAGCTTCTTTGGCAAACTTTGTAAGTTCTCCAACTAATTGCTTATAGTCGTCAAGAGTTGAATTAGTTAATTTACCCCACTTGTTCAGGGCATTAAAAGCCTTCTGTATATTGCCGACTTCTCCTGCATTAGCAATAATTTTACTCTTTGTAAAATCTAATACTCCCTTTTTAACAGTAACTCCGTATTCTTTAAGTAAATTATTGAAAGAAGATGCTATCTTATTTTTATCAACTGCCGTGCTGGCGTATTTACCTAAAACTGATGTTTTTGCTTTAGCATAATCAGTTATAAACTTGGTTTTAATTTCTATTGATTTTTTAGAACCTTCTTTGATAGCGTTTCTTAATGCTTCGTTACCCTGTTTTGCCCCTAATGTTGCCGCTGTTGGGTTTTTCATAGCTTGAGTAATAACATCATTATTCTCTCCTGAAAATATACCCAGTAATTTTGGAAATCTTGATTTAGCATATTCGGTGGCTGGACTAAAAACATTTGATACTGATTTTACTACATTGCCAGGGATTTTAGTAATATCGGAAACTCCCGCACTGACTGATTTCTGTGCAAAGGGTATTTTACTAATTCCCTTAACTGCAAAAATATCTGCGGCGTTCTGTATGTCTTTGGCGATTTCAGGATTTTGTTCTGCTAATGTTGCAAGGTTTTTACCAAGCCATTCAGCTCCTGGTATTTGTGATATTGCAGAACCGATACCTTCTAATGTTTGTTTGATTCCAGGGGCTTCAAATATAGGAGTTGTTATAGCACTTGCTATTCCTCCAACGGTTCTTAACGCTGCCCTCGGTATATCAACGGCTTTTGTTGCCGTAGTTTTTAAAATATCTAATGGCGACATTCCTTTTGTAATAGTTGGTTGAGTAAAAGCTGATTTCATAGATGAAGTAATATCTTCGGCGTTACTTTTTAATTTGCTTCCAACTCGTTCAAAATAACCACGATTATCTTCAGAACTATTAAGTATCTCTGAAGACGAAACATTAGTAGATAACAAACCTTTTAATTTTTCAAACTCTTGTGGTGTTAGTGTCATATTATTGTTGATTTAATAATTTCTCTAACTCTTTTCGTTGTTCAGGTGATGCTTTTTTCATTAAATCGTATGTTTCAAATAAGTTTACAGATGGAAACTGAACATTTATTCCTTCTGTCAAAAGATTAGCTTCTGCTTGGTTAAGCATAAAGTTATAAAGTCCATTTATCTTGGTTCTCATCTGTTTATCTGAATCATAAACATTTGGAGTAAATTTTTGAACCTGTTTTGTCTGTGCCTCTGTTAATGCCGCACCTGATGCCCATTGTTGAGCCTTAAGGTTTATAGCTTCTAATGCCTGCCTGTTATTAACATATTCTGTGTCTTGAGCATTAAATATCCCCTTAAACCACTGACCCAGTGGTGCTAAGCCAAATATTCCTCCCGAGCCAGTAAACTTTCCTTCTTGATTAAGTCCAGCTAATTCTTCTACTGCATTCAATACTTCAACGGCTGGTGCAATTTTAGCCCTTGTTCCGCTTGATATTGCTTTATTTCCAACTAACTCACTCAAAACCGCTCTGGTGAGTATAGGCGTATTTGCTTCAGGATTAGACATAATTTGATTTACTGTATCTGATATAATCTGTGGAGTCGAATCGTTTTGTGCTGTTTGTACTTTTAGACTATTTTGTAAATTTATCTTATCAATATCATACTGATTTTGTATAGCATCTCTTTGTAAAGTAAATTCTTGTTCGTTCTTAATCTTCTTATCATCTAATAATCTTTTCTCTCTGTTCGTGGCAAAATCATATACTGTATCAATAAGTTTTTGATTATAATCTCTACTATTTTGTAAATCTTGAACCCTCAAAGAGAATAATTTGTCAACCCTATCTTGTGCTTGGGTTAAAAGTGTTTGTGCCGCCTCAGCATTTCCTTGAAAAGATTGTATTTTGGCTTGTGAAACAAGAGCCAAACTTTGTAATGGTAATGCTCTAATAGCCGTCTGTCTTGAAATTTCTTGTCCTTGCCTTGAAAGAAAACTTGTAGTTATATCCTTTCCACTTGCATTTTGTTCATTTTGTAATTGAGCCTGTGTTGCCTCATTAGCAATTTTTGTTAATTCAGCGTTTATAGCCGATAAATTAGCTTGTTCTGATTTTATAAAAGAATTAGCAGTATTTACATTTGTTTGTAATCCAGCAATATTAGCTTGATTTTCAAGTCCACTATAAATATCCTGTCCTTCCGTTGATGAAGGGGCATTTGATTTTGTTCCTAAAGCATATTCTTCTAATATCTGTTTCATTGGGTCTTCAGATTGGATTGGAGGAGCTGTAATTATAGGATAATCTGTCTGAGGTTTTTCAGGCACAGTTAAGACAGTCTGATTGCCAGATAAAGTATCAGTTGAAACTATGTTGTTCAGCCACGGATTTGCATTCGCTATGTTTTTGTAATAATCTTCTGATTGTGTTTCGTTTGGCATAATTTTATGTTGTTAACCCTAAGTTTGTTAAAATCGTTTTTATTGACCCTATCGCTGTTCTTGCTTGAGAGTCTACTGTTGCTCCGCCCGTTGGAGCAGTAAAAGTTACTTGTTGAGTTATTGGATTATCGGCTATTTCATAGAAGCCAAGCTTGTCTGTTTTAATTCCAACCGAACTGCCTAAATTAACATCACTTTTAAATTGAACTTTCTTTCTAAATACTTTTAAATCCGAATACTCGTCTTTATAAACAAAAGACTTTAATTCATTTAATTCTTTTTCTAATTGTGATATTTTTTCTTCGTTTGTCATAATAATTTGCTTGCTTGTGTTTCGTATTTTGCTAAAAATCCTGTTAATTCTGCTCCACCCAATAATTCAATTCTAAACTTAATTTGTTTAGCTGGAATATCTTTAATTAGCTCTCTTTGCACTTCATTGTCTGTCGCTTCCGTAAAAAGCGTAGTCCAAGTTGTTTCTGCGTCTTTCATATATTTAAGAACCACACTTGCTCCTGCTGGTAATGCCTCAAATTGGCACATAAAGCCTTTAAATATCTTTTTGTTGGCATAACCTCCGTCATACCAGCCCGTTTCAACCACGCCCGCCTGTCCTGAATAGGTAGAAGTTGAAGTCCTGAATAAATCCATATTATCTGTGCTATCAAATAAAGTGGCGAAAAATGGGATACTGGTATTGCTATTGTCGTTTTGAACTACAAATGATGAAAATGGTGCTGGCCACTGCGTATTAGCAGTAGCCCCTAATGTTTTAATTATTGAAAAAGCGTTTTGTTTTGAAATATCATCTCTGCCATATCTTGCGATATAATATTCTAAAACATCTGTTCCTTGTGGTCTTGTGCCTGAAATTAAAATATAAATATAGCCGTCTTGTTTAGTAGTTTTTGTTCCTGCAGTTATGTGATAAGTAGTCGGACTTGAGATATTCCTTCTTCCGTTATATTCATAAACCGTCTGAAATGAACTTCCATTATATGATTTTATTCTTATCTTTTTGTAATTATAACTATTAACAATCACATAAACTGTCCCGTCTAATATTTCTGCTCCTACAACATATCCTGAACCTATCTTAATAATGTCTACAAAAGTTGTTGTAGTAACGCCATCCCATAAATACATTTTAGAATCTCCATCGCTTCCACTACAAACTATTCCCATATAGTTACCTAAATCAAGCAGTTTTTTAATCGTCTGTCCTGCAGGTATTGCTAGCATATTCACACAATCAGTCACAACTACCTTCCAAATATCTTGATTAAGCCAGCCATACATGCTTCCTTGCCAGTTAAGTCCTCCTGATAATCCACCTGTCATATTAGACCAGTCGCCATTCACGCTTCCAAAAGCAGTAGTCATCCTGCCTATTTTGTTTCCATTTTCAAAATAAAGATAGCCATCGGCATTATATAAAAGGAAGGGGTCTGCTTTACCTGATTGAACATACCCTGTTGCAGGCTCTGCTGAAGTGACCACAGAAGAGGTATCTATTTTATAAATTGTAACATCTTTATCGGTTACATTATCCCTGCCATATCCAAAAATATCTTCTCCAACTTTTATTATTTTGATTATATTATATGCGTTGGCAGCTGCAATTTCTGCTGTGTTAAGCAGTTGCTTTGCACTTGTTTTTTTCAACTCAACATTTTCTGCGTATGCTAAATACCCGTCTGGCAGATTTCTGTCAAAGCTATCCAGTATCCCTCCGTCAAATCTTGTTAATTGTATTAGTTTTTCCATTTTAATTAAGCATCATAGCTTATAGTTGAGTTATCGTGGCTAAGAACATAAACCCTAAAATTAGTAATCGTACAAGTATTTCCTGCCGTAGAAATTTTAGTATAAACTTGGATTAAATCCCCTGCCGCTATTCCTGAAATATCTTCAGAAAATTCTGTCCCACCTGTAGCTGTCGTAGTTCTTTCAGTCCCGACGGCTACTCCGTTTTTATAAATCCTCCCATAAGCAGTAAAAGAAGCACTATTAGGAGCAATTGTGAATTTTATTCTATATGCTCCAGCACGATTGACAGTTGCTTCTTTATGTTCCGTATAAGTTTCTGAAGTTTCTGCCCTTGAAGTATCAGCTGAAATAAGTAACCTATCTCCAGCAGCTGCATCAACTCCTAATCCCCACTCTGGGCCAGTAGCTCCTACCCTTAAAATATATCCTGCAGTACCTAAAGCTAACCTCGTTAAAACCGAACCATCAGAATAAAGTAAATCACCTGCGGTAGTCAGTCCTAACCATCCGTCTGCTAATAATCCTGAAGCTAGAGCAACGGGAACTTTGTTTGCGGCTGGGACTTGATTAAAACTAGCTCCGTTGGCGAATAAACGAGCTACAGCTCCTGCGGCTGTCCCTGCGGCTAATTCTGCATCTGTGGCTTCCTCTACTACTCCCTTAACAGTAGTTGAAGCATCTACTACAACTGTTTCCGCCGCCCAGCTTGGAACGCCAGAAGCTACCTTTAAGATATAAGCATCAGTTCCTATTCCTAATCTTTTGATAGTTCCATCTGTGTGCCTGTACCAAATATCTCCTGTGGCGTCTGACCCGATAGTTACTTTAGTCCCTGTGCCTAAAATCTTACTGGTTAGAGTTTCTGCTCCTGCTAAAGAAGCGGCTTTATCGCTTCCTGTAATTCCTCCTAATTTATAGTCGTGGCTTGTAGTAACGGCAGAAGCATCAGCGCCCACCTTCGCTTGTAACGCTTCAATAGTGTCGTCCTCTAAGGTGTGATGCGTAATATGTGAAGGATTTGAAAGAGGTTGCCCCGATGTCCCACGAGTCGGGTCTAAATTTTGAAGTGATGTTGGAAAATCTGATGCCATAATTAGTTTTTTGTTATATTATTTATTGTCGCTGTATACTTGTCTTGATTAGTAAAAGTTAATAACTTATCAGCCCAAAATGCTTCTGTATCGTCCCAAGTCCTAACCGAATCATCCCAAGTCGTAATTCCAATTTTTCTTGAAGGAATTATTGTCGCTGTATGCTTGGTGGCGTTGGTGAAAGTAGCCATTATCGTGAGCTTCTATATTTAGAAATAATTCTTGTTAAAACATCTTTATCACGCTTCGCATAAACGCTCTCTATCTTCCCTGTAAGTCCTCTGTCCTCATCGCCTTCATATTTTAATAATTCGCTATTAAGAAATGATGCAGATTTCAAATTATGCAAATTAGCATAATAAGCCTCTGGTCTTACGCATAGATATTCGTCTAATCTTGAATCAAAACCTGACTTTGTAGTATCAGCAACATTTACGGTCGGAGTGGAAAAAGAAGTTGACTCTCTGTTAATAAAAATCTTTATTCCGCCTGTATAACTATAATCTGGTATTGCATCTAAAAATATACCATTAGCTAACTTATTGTATTTAGATGGTTTGCCTGTTATGTTCTGTCCATCAACTATTCCCATAGCGTTTCCTTTGAGTTTTTGGTCAACCAATTCCAAATCATAAAATATACCGTCTTCTCCAGCTACCATTATCCTATAAATATCTAAAATCAAATAACCCGCTTCATCTGTCGTAAAAGAATAATCCCTCTGTCCTAAAACAAGGTTTGTAGTAATAATCGGATAGTCAGTATGATTTGAATCATCAAAAATCCAACCATTAACTTTTAATGCAATAGTCAAAAGACTTGTTTTAGCAAGATTTATTTCCCTCCTTACATCCGCAAGAGGAAAATCATCTACTGTTATTCCTAAGTCAGAATAAATCTTGTCTATAATTCCGTCCTTATTTGTTGGAGAATAAAGTTGAAGTGCCATTATTGTTTTTTAGTTGTATTAAATCTAATTTTAAAGTCGTTCAAATGACTGAAAATAGAACATACCACCTCTCCATTTTCAATCATTATTGTGTCATAATCTTCAAACTCATCTTGTAATAGAGGTTTCATCAGTTCCCTGCCTAATGGGATAATCTTGTCATTATACTTTTGAGCATTAAGAGCGATTATGTTTCTTTCGGTTTCTTTTTCCTCCTTCTGCTTTTTAACTGCGTCATACTTGTCTCTTATTTCTTGTGGAGTTCCTGCTTTAACTTTGGCATAAATCTCTTTCTTAATATCGTTTATGTCTTTAACACATTTGTCCATTCGTTTAGTAATGGCTTTTTCTCGTTTCTTGAATTCTTTTAAGTCAACTTTCTTTTCTTCCTCAATAAGTTGTTTTTCAATCTCTGTCATTTCTTTTTCTAATTTCTCTATCTCTTCTGATTTTGCTCTGCCCTCAATCACTAACTTTGATTTCTCTTCAATAAGTTGTTTTAATTCGTCGTTGGTTAACTTCACAATTTTTGGATATTCCATGTTTGTTTTATTTAATAGTTTTATATGCTTCTGACCATTTATAAGCATTTTTAGAAATCGTGTAATTCGCAAGCACATACTTCTTTGTGTCTTTGCCTATTTGACTTCGCAAATCTTTGTTTGCAATCAACTTCTCAATTTGACTGATAAACTCTTCTGTGTTGCTTGCCAGTAAAAGATGTTTAGCATCTTCGGGATTAACCTCATACGGAGAATCTTTTGTCGGGAAGCTCTGTCCTATCGTTGGAATTTCCAACATCGAATTCTCTAAAAACTTTAAGTTGCTCTTGCATCTGTTGAAATAACTATCATATCTTGGAATAATCACCATATCTAATTTCAACTCATTTAGAACTTTGTAATACTCGTCTACCTTTACAAACGGATGCCATTCTATATTTACCGAACTCCAATAAGCATATTGTTCAGAATACAACTCCTTGTAAATATCGTTCTCTCCTTTTGGTGGAATTGAAAGTAAAACCAATCTTACTCTTTTGTCGTTCTGATAGTGGTCTATAATTGGTCTTAAAGTCTCCACATCGTTAGTTATTCCCACCGAACCTGTCATACCTATTCTTATCACATCGGTTTCGTTCTTTGTTGGTTTAGGGAAGTAGAACGGGTCTACGCAGTTTGGTAATACAACCACATTATCGTTTATCTTCTCATATTCCTTTTTAAGGAACTCTGTTGTGCAAGTGATTAAGTCAGCTTCTTTTGCAAACACATTTAAGGCAGAACTCATCTTTTCGATTCCTTTCTCTACTCGTTTCTCGTTCATATAATCGTTGAACTTGAATCCGTTGTCTTCTTGTAGTGTATCGTCATTATCCATCACGATTTTCTTACCTTGCTTCTTCAATATCCTTGCTAACGCTAATAACTGTCCTGCAACTGGTCTATGGAAAACTACTATGTCTGCACTTATTGCCGCCCTTGCTTTGTCTTCGGGGGTCATTTGTTTCAAAAGGAATGTTGTGCGGTCACCGTCCCAACCATTTGCTTGTAAGGGAAATAAACAACGAACATTATAACTTCCATTCAAACCTGAATTCACATAAAATACTTTCATTGTTGGAGAAGCTCTAATTCCGCTTTTTTCTGAGCTATTTTGAGCTTTTTTAATTCTTCTAATTCTTGTAATTTTTGCTTTGTGGCTTGTATTTGTTGCAGAACCGATAAACCATCGCCTTCTATCACGGGACTTGCCACAGGGGCTTGTGTCGCTTGTGGTGGCGTTATAGGTGGCAACACGCTATCTACTTCCCTTGGAACAAGAACCTGTTTTGTCTTTGGGTCTATGATGTTGCCACCAAAATCTATTCTTTCGGTTGACTTGACGGGGTTAGAACTGATGTAAACTTTGCCCATAATTGTTTTGTGTTATTCATTCCCTGACGCTTCGGGTAATTTCCGTCAGGTTATTACCCGAGAACGAATATCACAAGTATTACTAATCTGCTGTCTTAATCCAAACTCCTGCGGCGTCTCTGTTTTCTATTGTGCCGTAGAGTAAATCTGCGGTTGTAATAGTTGAAAGATACTCAGGAACATAATTGGATTGCACTCTTACTCCGTATTTGCCCGTCATCGAATTTCTTGCCAATGAACCACCTGTCCCTAATGGGGAGGTTGCCCAATGTAAAGCATCTTTATGAGCCAAAGCATTTGATCTTCCTACGGTTCCAGAAATATATTGAACATTTGGTGTTATATATACTGGAATACCATATAAGGTCGCTTTTGGAGTCTTGCCAGTTGGGTCGTTAACTGGTGAATTGACGGCTAAACTGAATTTGTCGAGATTCTGCACTTGCTTCCAAAATACATTTGGGTGCATGAAGAATGCGACTCCTTCGGTTGAGTCAATACTCGCTGCTTCAAGATATGCTATTGCTTGACGAATTTCGCTATCAGCTAAGTTGCTTGTTGAAGCTCCTACTGATTGGCTGAAATTGTCAAATAGCAACGCGAGTGCTACTTCTAACTTCTTAGCAACCGCAAATCCGCAATTCTGTGCATACTTTTCTTGTATGTAGTAAGAATGCTTGACTTGAGCTGCTTCTCTGTCTTCAATGGCGAATGATGCTTCATACCACTGGTCTACGGCCAATGTGACTTTGGTTTCTGTAGGATAATTGAGTGTCACTGCTGTAGCATTTGTTTTGCTATTGGCTGCGAACTCAGTCATGTTCGGTGTATAAAGCGTATCGCCACCGCCTGCTAACTCAGAACTCCTATCTGTAAAGAACCCAGCGATTATTAACTTTGATTGATAAAAATCATTGATTTTCTCTCCCCAAATTTCAGGGATAAAGGAATCCAGAGTTGTAAGGGTTTCTGTGTTTGTCGGAAATGCCATTTATTTTTCGCCCATTGCTTTCTTAAAAGCTTCTTGATGTGCTTCTCGTGTTGAACCAGATTCAGTTCCTTTGATTTCCTCTTTGGATTCGCCAGAACCTTTTGAAGCACCGAGCTTGGCTTTCTCCTTTTTTTCTTTCTCGTCAGCGTCTTTCTGATAAGTAAGAAATAAAGGGTCTTTAATTGCTTCAGTCAAGGCAATACCTTTTCCCTTAGCAATTACTTTCGCCTGCTCAATGGCTTCATCTGATAACCCGCGAGCAATCAGTTTAAGTTCTTCTGAAAGTTGTGGGTCATTAGGTTTATTCTCAACGGGAGGTTTCTTTTTATTTTCGCCTTCCGCTTTTTCAGCTCTGATTTTATAGTTTTGAGCAAGTTCTGCGTCCTTTTTTGCTTTTTCAGCAATAGTCGCATATTCTTGATTAATTAACTCTGCTTTCTTTTCTTGTAGTTTAGTATCTTTATCCTCATCAGATAAAGCATCTAACTCTGCCTGAAAATCAGCATCAGAACTAATTTTTTCATCAACAAAAGTGATGATATCCTTCTCCTCTAAGGCGGGAGTGCCATTGTTTTCTGCCATAAGTTTTTTAGACATATTTTAAGGTGTTTGCCTTCACCCCTTACGGATTAAGTGGACTTATAATTGCCACTATTTTGCTTACCAATTACTTGATAAGCAATAAGTGATGATTATTCTATTGGTGTCTCCACCGGCGTTTCAGGAGTTGAATCTGTTGGAGTTTCCTCTGGAACAATTATGTTTTCGTCTTCCATAGATTTTTTGTTTTTAATAATAATTACCTCGCTTCGTTTAATGAAAATTCACTAAATAATTCTTGTGCTTTTTGTTTATATGCTATTGCTGCTTCTTGTGGAGTGCTATAATATCCAATATGAATTTTTTTCCCTAATTTCTGAATTTGTGCCAACCATTTTCCACTTCCCTTTTTTAAACTAACTCCTTTTAAATTTACTTTATTATTTAAGTTTATACTTCTGTTCCACTGGTTTTCTGCTCTTGTGCATATTCGTAGATTTTCTTTACGATTATCCAACACATTATGATTTATATGGTCTATTTCCTTACCTTTTAATGGGTTAAGTATTTCTCTGTGCATAAGAATTCCTGCCTTTTTATTATTTTTTATCAAAGTCCTTCTCGCATATCCAATGTGATTATGCCATTTAAATTGGTTGAGATAATCAAAATCTGCGTCATCTACTATTGCTATTTTACCTCGTGCTAATTTAATTTGTTTCATCTTGATTGATTAATTTGTTCTTTTTTATCAACCTTTGAATTGAATATCACATCTAAGTTTTCAAACGCCTTGTCCAGTAATTCTGTTGCATCTGCCAAAGCGACCGTGTCTTCTCTGTTCATTAGTTTTCTTACTGCTTCATCTCTGAAAAACTGCAACAAGTATTGTCTTACATTCTCTTTGGTATCTTTGTCTAAATTGAAAGATTGTAAAGATTTCATACTTTTGCACCTGAGGCGGTTAAGGATAATTTTTGTGGATTAGGGTTTCGTGTTGAATTTTGTTGTTGCATCATCTGTTCTTGTGCCATTGCGTCTGTCTTTGCTTTTTCATTTATGGCTTCTGTTATGGCCACTGGGCTTATCCCAGCACCAGATAATTCTATTATCCTTGCTAATAACTGAGAAGCCACTGGGTCGTTAGCCATATTAGGATTAGAGGCATAAACCGTCAGTATATTACTCAAACTTTCAAGTGTAGCGGCTTTGTTTCTTTGTTCGCCTGTTATGTTAACAGTCAACTTAGCTTTGAATCCTTTATAAAAGTTCTCTGGTATCTGAATAAATCTTTGTCCTTTTGTGGATTTTATAAAATCATCTGCAACTTGAAGCCAAGCATCGTAATCTTCCTGTGTAAATGGTTTATCGCCTAATATCATTTTAACCGACCTACTGCCGGCTTCTTTTATTGAAAACAGCTTATCTATGTTCTTCAATTCATCGGGCGAAAACTCATAAGCTAAAATATGTTCTCTATTCAACCTTGATGATAAATATGGCATAACCCAATCTTCAAATATCTCAGTTAAAAAGATACCAAACTCTTGTTGAAGTGTTTTGAACACGCTTGACGATTGCTGTAAAACTGTTGCTTGTAATCTGAACGGAGTTCCTGACGGTGGAGTTTCACCTCTTTGAGCTGAATAAGCACTTGTAGTCTTCTCTAACTGGTTATACCATTGTTGAATTAAATTGCTGTATTGTTGAAGTCCTCCTGCTGGAAGAAGATTAAGAGCCGTGATTGGTTTCCCATCCTCGTGCTCTAAAATAGTTCCATCGTCAACTTCATTCAACAAATTTCTACCTTTCAGTTTCTTTGAAGCCGATTGTCCTACAACCTTTGTGGTGTATTCCATTGCTCTATGTTGCTTCAAAACAGCGTCATTCGTCCATACTTGGGCTTCTTCGCCTTCTTCAACTACTCCTACACCAAATGACCTACCTGCTCGTGGTTTTCTTGCAAGATACTTATAAACTCTATCGGTGTCGTCTTCGCAATAACAAGGAATAAATCTATCGTTTTTTTCTGTTGTTCCTGCGTCAGTAGGATTTCCTGCTATGTAATATAACTGATAAGAAAACTTCTTTTCGTCTTTTGGTGTGTATTTTTCGCCATTACATTCCTTGAAAGTTGCTTGGTCAAACTCGCCTCTTATCTCGTGAATAGGAATTCTCTTATTAACTCCTTTGCATTTAGAAAGAACCTCATCTATGTTTTTCCATTCAGTCATCTTTGAAAGTTCAACCGGCGTCATCCAGTGGGTTTCAACTATTACACCTTGTATTATGTTCACTTGGTCTGTTGTGGTGTTTTTCCATTCAGGTAATTCTAAACTCAACATCTTCTTGCCTTTCTCATCTTTCTTTACAACTTTCTTAACTAAAAGAGAACCATATCTTGTATGCGTATCTCTCATATCGTTCAGCGTTTTTGCAAAGTTCACTTCCTTCATCCAAACTTGAATATCTTTTGACATCAACCAGCTTTCTAAATAATGATTGCCGTCATCGCTTGTTATGTTAATATCCTTTGTGTCTAAATCTTTGGCGGCATTTTCAACATCGCATATTGCATTTAAAATCTGATAGAATGGTTTGTCTCTTCCAAGTTCGTCTTTCTGACCATTCAAATACTTCGAGTTGTTGTAAAATTCAATAGTTCTTATGGTTTTCTTTTGTGAGAATGGAAGACCATCAACTAAGTCAATAGTTTTAACATAATTGCTTTTGATATCTTCTAACGCTACATCAATTTTCATAAGTTATCTTGAATTATTATTTATATTCCTTTGTTTCGCATCAATTCGTTCTAAGTTTTCTATTGGGTCTATGTATTCTTTGTCAACCAAATCACTACCAAAATATATTCGCTTAATTAAGGCAAATTCCTCTGGGTCTGATAGTGTTGGACGCTTTTTGGTTTCCATAATTTTACAGCAAAAAAAGAGTGTTTTTGACACTCCCCCCTTTGATTTCGGTTAGGAATTATTATCTAAAATTATATTTATTACCTTATTATATTCTATCCAGACTGCTTGTCAAGTCCCTTACTCTTTAAGTATAGCAATACCCAAATGCTTTGTCCAGTCCTAAAACCTTTTGTGGCATAATGCGTCATCAATCCTTTGGATAACTTTAAGATGGTCAAAATGAATTATCGCTTGTGTTGAAACTAAATCTAATGTCTTACAGTGCTTGATAAACTCCAAATTGTTTCTATTTTGTAAAGTCCAGTTGAGAAACTCAGAAGTGATTTCGTCCAGTCCCATCACTTTGAAGTCAATTAACTTAGGGCGAAAATATGAACTTGTATTATTTAGCATTACCTTGTTTGGTTAGTTGTGTTTCTTAGTCTCGATAATAACCTATCGGCTTTTTCTAATTCCATATCATCGGGAATCAGAGTGCACAAAACATATCTTATTCCCGCCATACTATGATTAGCACATCTTGGTTCTTCCACATTTAATATCTTGCCGTCCTTATCGACCATCCATAAATAATTACGATATTCTTTTAAGGTGTTGAAGCTTCTTCGTGTTATTGAAATCCTTTGGTTCTGAACCTTGCCTATTGACCACTTAACAAATGTTTCTGTCTTTGACTCACCTCGTTGTTTTGAAACTCCAACTATATTAACTCCGAAACTTCTTATCTCGTCAATGCTTTTCGGTTCAGCTGAATCTGCTATCGTTAGTGTCTGTGGCGTAGGAAGAGCCAATAAGACATTTGCCAATGCTTTGTTTAACATTCCTTTCTGATACAACTGCTCATCAACTATGTAGCCACCGTTATGCTCATAGACATCGCCTATGCTTGAAGGGTCGTTTGAATAGCCGAAATCCAACCACCTTGCTACCAATCGGGCTTCGTGCGGTATGTCGTCTATCACTTGCCAGTCTTTGTAAATCCTTGTAGTAATAACTCCTAACTTACCTTCACCATAAACTGTCCACCATTCCTTGTTGTTTTTGTGTGCTTCTATTTCTGATTTTGTTGTTGCGTCTAATGCTTCGTTGTCTAAATAGGTTAATGGTCCTAAATATCCGTCTCCCAAGAAATCTATGTCGTCTCTCTTGCCCAACATCTCTGTGTAAAACCAAAACTCTTCTGATGGGTTCCAATCCATCCAAACTATCTTTCGTGTTCTTGTAATCAACTGGTCTGCGATATTATACGGAAAATGAACTGCCTCATTTAAGAAAAGTATATCTCTTCTTGGCCCGTGTGCTTTACCGAACTTGTCAAATGAAATGAACTCTATAACACTTCTTGTCGGAAAACTATACTTCTTACCAGCCAGCCAACTGTTGTCGTCCCAGTATCCGTGAGCTGTCATTATGTTCTTAAAATCTCTTATCGCTCCTAAGTCTAAGTGTGGTGCTGATTCTCCTACAACTGTAATCACTTCGTCTTTCACGCTTTGTGCATAGTCAATCAACCATATAAGAATTGATATTGTCTTACTTGAACTTGTGCCACCCGAAACAGCTCTAATCCTCTTTTTCAGATTGAATATCTTGGTTGTCGCTGTCGTCGTTTTGTAAAGATTTTGTTGCATAAATTGGTATTTGTTTTATTGTCTCTCCTCCACTTGTTAGGTCTGTCTTATTAGCGTGAAGTTTATCCATTATCTTTAATAAAACCCTTTCTAATTTTTCAAACTGCTTATCCATTCTTTCGGTATTCTTCCCTTTTCTTACAGCATCTATGTAAGCAAAAAACCAATTCAAGTGTTTTTTCATTTGCTTTTTTTGGTCTTCTTCCCACTCATAACCTTTCCTCCCGCCTCCGACATTACCTATTTTACCTCTTGCGTTTGGATTTCCCATTTTACAGTTTAGACTGAATTATTTGTATTCATAATAAATCTGACTCTTGTTGCCTCTGCCAAGTTCCTTTCCACTTGACCATATATTGATTCTCTAATCTCATTCTATTTTGTCCATACTTGGTTTCGAATATGTCAGATTGAACAGGTAAATCAGGATTGAATTCTCTATAATACTTCAACCAATGTGCTTCTAACATAATCGCTACATCTTTGGTTTGAACTATTGGTAAGTTTGGAAGTCGTGCTGTCTCAAACTTTCCCATATAATGAAAGTTTCCTTTGGTCAAGACAACATTTCCTTCTATCGCGAATAACTTATCAAACATAGATATGTCTTTTACTATTGTCGTGTCCATTAAATGACAAAATTCATCAAAATCATCTTTTCCAGCTTGAATACCTGCTAACTCCCAACCATTAATAGGATTAACTATTAACTTGCAATCTTGCCATTTAGTTTCTTTCCACATATCCATTTTAGGAGTATATCCCCCGTTGCTCAAAACAATTATTGGATATGTGGTGTCTTTGATGCTCTCCAAACAATCTTTTAAGAAATCTTTTGTGTATAAACTGGTCGTTATCACAATTCCTCGCTTTACATTCTGTGGTAGAACCTTTGGCACATCTAAATCTTTCCGCCTTTCTGCAAATATTCCCCCATTGGTTTCCATTATACTTTCCATTAAAACTTCGTGGGTGTCTTGTAGTATCTCTCTAATCAAACTCTTCTCCTTGTCCCCGTGCCATTCTCCTCTAATGTATTTTACATTATTTAAGTATGGTTTGTATGCTCTCAATATCTCTGACTCCATTCCTTCGGTGTCTATTTTGAGTAAATCTATTCGTGGGAAGTTAT